TGCACCCGCTCAGGAACGTTGATTGTCAGCGTTCTGCCACTATGAACAGCAAACCCAGTGGAGATGGTGACGCCGAGCGGTCCGATGAAGATGTCGTGGTTGCCTTGAGTGTCGGTGTGCAGCAAGAACGTTGAGCCTGGGACCAAGCCCTCGCCGATGGCGACGGCAGCCGTGCCGACCGCTACCTGCCTGCTGCTCATTTTCTGCTCGCTCACTCGCTGGTTCCCTTCTCCCGCCCTCTGAGCGGGGTCCTAGTCACGGTGGCTGTATTGCCCCACCTGACGACTATAGCGCGCTCTACGTGGCTCGTAGGTGCCTCTGCGTTGATTCTACGAGGACCCTTGCGCGTCAGTTCCTTGAGTTTCTTGAAGATGTCCATAAACCCTCCCACTAATGCAACAGGGAGCCGAGCCGAAGCCCGACTCCCTGCCGCTACCTAGCGCCTAACGATTAGACGTTGGCTGACTTGTACGACTTGACCGCGTTCGGGATTGAAAGCCCGGTCGCGCCGCGAACCTCAACCTTGTACGAGACAAGACCAGTGTTCCAAGCGAACTCGCGGCTGACATCCACGCGGACGCCGCCTACGAGTGCCGTGTAAATCTGTCCGAGGTCACCGAACAGGATTGCGCCTGCGGTGTCATCGGTCAGGTCAATCAACGCTGCGCTGTAGATAGGCGCGCCCAACAGTCGGTCAGGTGTGTTGCTATCGCCTGCGCGGAAGATTGGCTGTCCAGCCGTATCGACCAAGCCGGTCACAACGCCGAGCGTCGTGTCGTTCATCAACCAACCCGCCTTTGGAGCGCGTCGGTAAGCCTGGTTCACTGAGGCCTTGAGCTTGGCAAGGTCGGTGTAGGTCGGATTGACCGACGCCGTGCCTGTGCCGGTTGCGCCAAGTGTCGCCTGTGCAGCAACCGCAGTACCAGCGAAGGCACCGTGAGCAACTGCAACTTCAGCGCCGCACTTGTCAGCAATCATGCCGGCAAGGTCGAACACTGCATCTTCCACGAGCTCTTCCGAGACCTGGATGATGGTCGCGTACTTGATTGGGGTGAGGGACAGCGCGCTGAGCGTGCCGTCTGACTCGCCGATTGTCCCAGCTTCTGCAACTGAGCCAGCGGTTCCAAGCGCCGTGACGCGTGGGAACTGGATGTTGTTGCCGGTCGCCGTGCGGACCACGGTGATGATGCTTGGGTCAAGGAACGGATTGAACTGAGCGGCTACGACATTCACGCGGTCGGCGATGGCAACTGGGTTGCCAAGTCCGGTGGAGCGGGTCACATCGCGGTACTCAAACAGCTTGCCGCCGCCATTGCGCCCAAGAGCGCGAAGCTCGGCAACTTCGTCGTCAGACTTCTCAGCCTTCGGAGCGATGACTGAAGCGTACTCCGCACGGATTGCATCAGCGGCGCTGCGCGCCTCGGATGCTGACTTCTCGCTGCGAATCGCTTCCGCGATTACGCCAGCCTCAGCCGTGAGGGACTCGAACTGGTTCTTCTTGTCGCCTTCAAGGGCAACACCCGACTCCGCAGCCTCAGCAACGATGCTGGTGGCCTGCGTAAGCAGGTTTGCACGCGTCTCGTGCAGCTTCTTGATGTCTGCCATTTTGGTCAGACTCCTTTCTTTATCTGGTTTCCACAATGTTGCGGCTCGCCTAGCGGGATGGTCATTTCGCGGGCTTGCGTACTGAGCGCAGCGGGGCGAGACCTCGTGGCTGTTAGAGCGATTCTGACTCCGCGCGAGCAAGCACGAGCCGAGCCTCGGCGATTGAATGCTCAATCGCTTCGGACTTTGGCGCGAGTTTTTCACGCACGGTGTCAATCACCTCGACATCCTCAAGTGTCAGCGGTGTCGCCGACTTGATGGACTCGATGGCTGAGATGAGGCGGTCGCCGTCCACGCCCATGCGCGCGGCAACCTTGCGGACGCTGGTCAAGCCAAGCGTCGCTGGATAGGCTGGAGTCTGTCCGGCACTGAGGACGGAGACCTCAAAGAGATTGACTTCGCGCAGGGTGCGCTGGTCTTCGTTCCACTCGTCGCCGTTCTTCGGAATCGTGAAGCCGAAGGACATGCCCATCGCGCGAGCCTCGTGCGTGAGCTTGGAGATGACGCCTGCGGCATCTGGGTCGGCTGGGTCAAGGCGAGCCTCAACCTTCAAGCCGCGCTCGTCTTCGGTCAGCGCGAGGCGGCCGCTTGCGGTCGTCGCAAGTGCGCGGGTCTCGTCATGCCCAAAGAGGAAGGAGACAATCTTCTTGCCGTCAGCAACGCGTCCGAGTGTGCGACGGAAGGCGCCTGGCGCGATGACTTCGGTGAACGGAAGTCCAGCGGACGGTGCGCCAAAGAGCGCGGCGTAGCCGGTGAACGTCTTCTGACCGTCTTCGCCTTCGGTCACAACGAAGTCGCCCATTGAGATAGCGCGCGTCTCAAGTTCTTTCACGTCGAACCTCTCTTCTGTATCAAGCGGCGCGAGAACGCCGTCGGCCCATTGTAGAACCCTGTCTGCACCATTTTCTGCTGTGGGGTCTACGCCCCAAAGGTAGGCAGCAACGGCACCAGGTCCAGGGAAGTTGGCATCATCTGGATTGCTGTTCTGCGGTACGCCTTCCCAGTCGCCACGGTGTCGGAGAATCCATGCGCGCAGGCGCGTCACCTTGTCATCCTCAACTTGACCAGCGCGCAACTGACGCGCCTCTTCAACGGTCTGTGGCTCAAGTCCGTCGCCAGCGAGTCCGTTCTCCTGATACGTCAAGCCCTTCGCTGCGGCCATCTGGATGAACTCTGGGACGTCAATCAGGACGCGCACTGCGTTCTCTTGCATCGAGTCATCCACCGTCAAGCCCATCGCCTCGTCTGGCGTGTAGGCGAGGATGCCCATGCCCTCAGCCGCGTCGCGTGCTTCGGCGTCGTTGTCCACAAGGAAGGCAATCTCGTCGCCGAACTCTTCCTGCAACTTGGAATACTTGTACGCCTTGAACGCCTCGTTCACGGCTGGGTTGGACTCGCCAAAGTCCTGAAGATAGATTGCCTTGTACGGCACCATGTTGTCGTTGAGCCACTTCTCCGTCTCGGCAAGTCGGTCAATGTTGCGTGCGGATACCACAAGAACCTCGGCGCCGAAGTCGTTCGCTTGGCTCTTGAGCCAGTCGATGTAGGGCTGGTTCGGCGTGTCGCCGGTTGTCGTCAGCGTGCCGTCAATGTCTGTGATGATGTAGCTCACTGAGGTGGCTCCTGTCCAAGTGTGCCGATGTTCAGCGGCTTCCAGTATTCGTTGCCGCCATCAACAGGCGAGCGGTCTTCAAGTGCGCGCACTTCGTTGATGTTCAAGAAGCCGTTGTTGAGCGCCGTGCTGTAGGAGTTGTATCGCTCCTGCGTTGTGGCTCGCAGCAGTCCGTCAAGGGTGAACTTGAGGAAGGTCTGCTGGCTGCCTGGCACGAGGCGTTGGAACGCAGCCTCAAGGCGCGCGATGAGTGGGCCGAGTCCGAGACGCAGCCACTCAATGCCAATCAACTCGACCGAAGCGTAGGAGGTGTTGCCGCCTGGATACTGAAGCATGTGCAGTGGCACGCCGTAGATTCGCGCGATGGCTTCCACGCCGTAGTGCATCGTCTCAACCAACTGGAGGTCACTAATCTTCATGCCGAGTTGCTGGTAGTCAGCGCCGCCGGTGAGAACCGCCACGCGCCACGCCTTCTCCACGCCTTCGTGTCGGCGGCTGAAGCCAGAGCGCAGGCTCTCTGCCTGCTCCTGCGTAAGTTCGCCTGGAACCTTGACCACGCCGCCGAGCGTCGTGCCGTTCTGATAGAACTTCGCGCTGAAGATTTGCGTCGCGCTTGCGAGTCCGAGCGTCACCGCGTGATGCTCAACTGGCGAGAGTCCACGATGGTTCTCTCCTGTCGCAAAGAGCGGGATGTGGACAATCTCTTCAGCGGTCAGGACAACATGGCCCTCGCGTGTCTCAACGTGATAGAGCGGCTCACCGAACTCGCCTGACTTGATTTCCACCTTGTCTGGCGCCAGCACTCGTGTCTCAATCACATTGTCGGACGAGTCGCGCAAACAGAGGATGAACGCGTTGCCGTCAATGAGCAGGCTCGTGACGACTCGATGCTTGAAGTCAAAGGATGTGTAGTTCGGGTTATTTGGAATCGGTGTGTCCATCCAGCGCGGTCGCGGACGATACGGTCGGCGCGTTCCGTCAATGCGGATGTAGGTGTCCCACGGCATGCCGGCAACGGTGTCGGCGTACAGCTTGACGGCTGCGTAGACCGCGCCAATGCTGGTCGCGTTCTCCTCGGTGACGCGGACGCCAGCGTAGTTCGGGTCTGGCGAGAACCACTGTCCACCGATGGTTCGCTGCTCTTCTGGTTCCTGTTCGCGTCCGAGGATGCGGTCAAGTAGGCCCATCGTTCTCCCTATAACTCAATCCACTTCACTTCGGCTCGCGGCTTCGGTGTGACTAGCAGAGACTTTACACCCTGGAAGGCGACCACCGAGGCGATAGCAGCGTCAATCTTGTCAGGGCTGGATTTGTACGCCTTCCCCAACACAGTACCGTATCGCGTCTGCTTAGTATGCACGTTCCCGATGTGCCGAGCGATTAGTGGGTCACCGTCGTGGCGAAGTCCTTCGCCGGTTGCGACAGCCGTGAAGAATCGGTCACAGGCTGGACCCATCCGCTCTAGTGATGAGGTCGGGAAGATGGCGACTCGCGCACCGAATCGCTGCACCCATTGCTCGATTTCCGTCTGCCAGCCAGGTGGGTCGCAGAACAGCGTGGCGTCATAGTTCTGCATTACTTGGTCCACGATGGCGTCCACCTCACCACGCGGGACTGTCCACTCTGGGTCGCGGGTATTGCGCTCCCATGTCTTGATGTGAAAGAGGTATCCGTCCAGAGTGCAGCCCACCAAACTTGAGGCGTCACGAGCACAGCTTCCGTCAAAACCGACTGCGATTCGGTCACCTTGCTTCGGTGCGAAGGCGAGGTCCTTCA